TACCATTCTGCTCTGTGATTATGCCTGTCAGCATAACACTCTTCCTCATTAGCGTATCCATACTTTTCCTTTAGGTCATTATATATAAATTGTAAACTGCAAAATTTCGAACTGCTTTCAAATGTGTATCCGTAATAGTCACGTAGCATTTCACACACAGTATCTTTACCGTGTCGTCCATGACCTATTACTAATAACTTGGGTTTGTTCATATGAATCTCCTAACTAATTATATATATTATACATTAAAAGTTAGGAGCTGTCAAGTGTTTTTAGCCTATTATGAAGCCGTATCCTGTACCGCCAGCAACTGCCATAGATACTTCAATTTCAAGTTTATCCATTTCTTGCTGTGCTTCTGCTTTTAGAGTGTCGCCGTTTAGCGTGGAACCGCCTTGTGGGCCTGCAATAGTAGCAAACTTTGAACGTGCTTCGCCAAGCATATACTTACATGCTGCAAGTGTATAATCTTTAATCCACTGCACTGCTAAGTAATCACTCAATAACTCGCTATCTGGACGATAGTTATAAGCAAAAAGTAAAATTTCTTCTTCTGCTCTAGGGCGTTGTAGCAATGTTAGTTTCTTATTAGTGTTGTTCCATTTAAACTCAATTTCTGAGCCAAACATACGTCCTACTAATTCTTGATGCTGTGAAAACATATCGTACGTTGCTAGTCCGCCTAATTTAGATCCTGATAGCAAATATGTGTTTGTCATAGCTGCGTTAAACGGTTCAAACAAACTGCCGCCGTTGCCGCCGTTTCCACGTGATCCAATGCTCCTGCGATGCAATTTACGAACTTCCATTACCACGCTAGGTAATACATATTCGTTTTGATCAACAACCGTAGTTAAGAACAAATAGCTCTCTTCTACACTATTTTCACTACGCTGTCTAAAACGTGTTAGTGCCTTTGTTAAGGCTGCTTGGTAATGTATTGGATCAAGTTCAACATCAACCATTCCTCCTCCGAGAAATGTGTGTACATAATCAAATACTTCTTGTTTTTGTGTCGCTGTTGTCATGTGAAGTTCTCCAATAGTATTTATCTTAACGATAAATATGTATAACGAATAGGAGAAGAGCTATCCCTCGCTTATCATTATATAAACCAGAACGTGGCAACGATTATTATTTCTTAGACAAACAAATCCAGGAAATGTTTACTATCGGCGGCACCGACCTTAATATTCACAAATTCTTAGGTGCAGAAAACCCTGCGGTAGGGGAAGGCACTGCTGATCAACCTACTTATGATGCTGTTAAAGAAACTAATATACAAGACTTATTATTTCTTGAAAACAGAGACAGAAAGTATGATCCTGACATTTATAGTATGCGTGGCATTTACAATGTTCAAGATATCGACTTTGACTTATCGCAATTTGGACTTTTTCTAAGCAACGATACACTAATGCTAACCATACACATTAATAGTAGTGTTAAAACACTTGGTAGAAAAATAATGAGCGGTGATGTAATTGAATTGCCGCACTTAAAAGACGAACATGCTCTTAATGATCATAGTGTTGCACTTAAACGGTTTTACGTTGTAGAAGATGTTAATCGTGCAGCAGAAGGATTTAGTCATACTTGGTATCCTCACTTATATCGCTTAAAACTAAAGCAAATATACGATGGTCAAGAATACGCAGAAATACTTGACTTGCCTTCAGAAGAAGGCTCTGCTAATACGCTTAGAGATTTATTATCAACTTACGAAAAAGAAATGCAAATTTCTGATGCAGTAGTTGCACAAGCAGCAGTAGATGCTCCTAAGAGTGGGTTTGACACAAACCATTATTACTCTATTGCTACTAATGAAGACGGTAGTGTTGCATTACAAACAGCAGATGATGCTGATATAGATGCAAGTAATTTAATGGGTGCAGACGCAGTTAGTGCTAAACCTAATAGAGAAGGTTATTCAGGATACTTAGTAGGAACAGGCTCCGAAGCTCCAAACGGTGCACCATTTGGGTTTGGCATACAATTTCCAACTAATAACGAAGACGGCGACTACTTTTTACGTTCAGACTTTTTGCCAAATAGAATGTTTCGATATGACGGCGCACGTTGGGTTAAAGTTACTGACGATATTAGAATGACACTAAGTAATACACTTCAACGAGCAACACAGAAATCGTCGTTTATTAATAACACTAATACTAATACTATAGACGGGGTATCTGTGCCTGAGCGACAAAGCTTGTCCAAAGCACTTAAACCTAAGGCGGATAATTCATAATGCAACATTTTTACGATGGTCAAGTAAGACGGTACCTTACACAAATGATGCGAGTACTTGCAAACTTTCCTGTACAAGACGGAAAAGGCGGGCAAAAAGAAGTGCCTGTTACTTACGGTGATTTATCTCGTCAAGTAGCAAACATCATTAGAGAGAATAGCGAGAACAAGCTACCTAGTGCGCCACGTATTGCTGTTTATTTAACAGGATTAGAGTTAGATAAAGATCGTCTAACAGACGCAACATATACACGCAAAACAAATATTAGAGAACGTGAGTACGACACTGTAAATAAAGAATATTTAAATACTCAAGGTAAAAACTATACAGTCGAGCGTTTAATTCCTACTCCTTATATGATGCGATTAAATGCAGATATTTGGACAACAAATACAGATCAAAAATTACAGTTATTAGAACAAATACTTGTATTATTTAATCCTAGTCTAGAAATGCAAACTACAGATAATTTTATTGACTGGACTAGTATTAGTGTTATTAATTTAGAAAATGTAACTTGGTCAAATAGAAGTGTTCCTGTTGGTATCGATAGTGAAATAGATATTTGCACACTTACATTTACTATACCTATATACATTAGTCCACCTACTAAAGTACGCAAGATGGGCGTTATTACAAACATCATTACAAGTATGTTTGATGAAACTCTAGGTACTATTGAAGACGGCGTAAGTAAGCCTATATTAAATGCATATGATGATGTGCCGCGTCCTGGTGTTACTGAAGGTAAATTTGGAAGATCAGCACAATCATCTACAGCAGCAAATATGGCTAATGTTAATTATGCAACATGGGGTGCGTTTGTAAATGGAACAGAAGCTCAGTTGTTTTCAAATGGCATAGTTGGTAATAAGAACTGGAGAGAGATATTCGAAGTTCTTCCTGGAATGTATGCTGCTGATGTAAGTCGAATTTATTTTACAAATAGCGATAATGCTAAAACAGTTACAGGTACATTTACACTACATCCATTTGATGAAGGTAAAATAGCAATTAATTGGGATGCTGATAGTTTTCCAAGTGATACTGTAATAGATGCTAGAACTAGTATTGATTATATTATTGACCCAACTAACTATAATCCAACTGCTATCAAAACTAGTGGTGTTAGACTGTTACTATTAGATGATGTAGGTAGTGCTACTGCAACTCAATCTCCGGTAGCATGGCAAAATGCAGATGCTAGTGCGCTAGTTGCAAGTGCTAACGATATTATTGAATGGGACGGTGCTAAGTGGAATATTGTGTTCGATGCAAGTGCTGCAACTGAAATTACATACACTACCAACTTAAACACAAGCGTACAGTATAGATTTAATAACAACGAATGGTTGTTAAGTGTAGACGGTGATTATCCAGTTGGTACATGGAGAATTGAACTCGGCGGGTAAGTACATGTATGAACGAAATGATTACTTGCAGTGGAGCACTGTTTTACACACTAGATACAAATAGATTTTTATTCTTACATCGTGCCCAAGGACGACGGAATAACTTATGGGGATTAGTAGGCGGCACTAACGAAGGTGCTGAAACTCCATGGGAAGGTCTTAAACGAGAAATAGAAGAAGAAATTGGATTTATTCCAGAGATTAAGAAAACTCTTCCTTTAGAAAGTTTTATTTCCCCTGATAGTAGATTCTATTTCCACACATACCTTTGTGTTATTCAAGAAGAATTTGTTCCTAAGCTTAATACGGAACATGACGGGTATGCTTGGTGTAGCTTCACTAAATGGCCCAAGCCTTTACATCACGGGCTACGCAATACACTCCAAAGTAAAGTTAACTTAACTAAGTTAGAAACTGTTTTTAAAACAATTAATTTACTTGACAAATAACCTAAAAGATAGTATAATAACACTATGAAAGTACTAGTTCTTGGTGATGTAATAATCGACAAATATATCTATGGCACTTCAGAACGACTAAGTCCTGAGGCTCCTGTGCCTGTTGTCAAGTATCGGCGTGAAGTTGAATCACTTGGAGGTGCTGGACTTGTTTATGAAAACTTAAAAAGCCTAGGTGTAGATGTAACACTGTTTGAGACTGGGCAACCTAGTAGTATTAAAACTAGAGTAATTTGTGACGGACATTATATTACACGTATAGACAATGACATAAGTGCAGATGGTAAGGCGGTATTAGAAACTATAGAGTTACAAGACTTTTCAGAATACGAGTATGTTATATTAAGTGATTATAATAAAGGTGTACTAGACGAGTCGCTTGAAATTATCGAACACATTAACAAATTTAATTGTAAAATAATTGTAGATCCTAAAGAACATGCAAATCAGTATAAGGACGCATGGCTAGTAAAGCCCAACTACAAAGAGTTTGACGAGTTTGGATTTACGTTTTGGCAAAGTAATATTATTACAACTAAAGCCGGGGACAATGTTGTTGCTACAATAGATAATGTAGATTACAATATTCCAGTTGAATCTGTAGAAGTATCAGATGTTACAGGAGCAGGAGATTGTTTCTTGGCCGCATTTGTATACGGATTAACAAAGCAATACAATCATAAGAAGTGTTTAGAACTTGCCGTTAAAGGTTCTAGGGAAGCAGTTAAGCACGTAGGCACACACACGCTTACTATAAGCGATATAGAAGAACGCATAGTGTTTACTAACGGAGTCTTTGACATACTACACACAGGACATTTTGAGCTACTAGCTGAAGCAAAATCGCTTGGCGATAAACTAGTTGTAGGTATTAATAGTGACGCAAGTGTAAAGCGTCTTAAGGGTGAAGACCGGCCTATTAATGATGCTGTAAAGCGTATTAGACAATTAGAAATATTGCCTTGGGTTGATAGAGTTGTATTGTTTAGTGACGATACACCATACGAATTAATTAAAAAATTAAAGCCGCACGTTATTGTAAAGGGCGGTGATTACACAGTAGAACAAGTTGTAGGACACGATTTGGCTGAGGTGCATCTTGTGCCTACAGTTGAAGGATATTCAACAACACAGATTATAGAGGCAAGCAAATGAAAATATTAGTCACAGGAAACAACGGCTTTATTGGTAAAAATATTTCACATTACTTACAAAGTAAAGGTCACGAAGTAGAAGGATGGGAATGGCAACCTGGTGTACTTCCTAGTACAGAAGACTTTGACTGGTGTATACACACTGGTGCAATTAGTAGTACAACATACACTGATGTAGATCAAATACTAGAGCAAAACTTTGAGTTTACTGTTAGGCTTGCACAGATATGCGAAAACTTTGGTACTAATTTACAATACGCATCAAGTGCAAGTGTATACGGTCCTACTACGCATTTTACAGAAGATGGCAAGTTACTTCCAGTAAGTCCTTATGCATGGTCAAAGTATTTGTTTGACAGATTCTTAAATCAGTATCTTGAAGAGTTTCAAATTAAAATACAAGGCTTCCGTTACTTTAACGTATACGGGCCTGGGGAAGAAAATAAAGGCGATCAAGCAAGTCCTTATACTAAGTTTACTAAGCAAGCAAAAGAAGATGGTGTTATAACACTGTTTGAAGATAGCGAAAATTTTAAAAGAGACTTTGTTTGTGTCGAAGACATTTGTCGCGCACACGAACTTATGTTTGATTCGGAATCAACTGGAATATTCAATATTGGTACTGGCACAGCTACTAGTTTTGAAACAGTAGCAAACGCAATTGCTACAAAGCATAACGCTGCTATAAATTATATTCCAATACCTGAAAATATAAAGGCACAATACCAAAAGTATACTTGTGCAAACTTAACTAAACTTAACAATGCAATAGATATGCAATGGACATCAATAGAGGATTATATCAATGGAACCAACTAGATTACAAGGCGTTGTACAAAAAGGGTGGGGCTACGAATTAATTTGGGCTACTAATGACAAGTACTGCGGTAAAATTATGTTCTTTGAACAAGAAAACGCAATGTTTTCAATGCATTTTCATAAAGAAAAAGATGAAACATGGTTTGTAAATACTGGACGATTTAAAGTACAATGGATTGATACTACTAATGCTGCGTTATATGAAAAAGAATTAAAAGAAGGCGATGTTTGGCATAACCCACCTTTGCAACCGCATAGACTAGTTTGCTTACAAGCAGGCTCAAGTATCACTGAAGTTAGTACAGCAGACAGTGTTGAGGATAATTATCGCGTTGCGCCTGGAGACAGTCAAAGGTTATCTTCTGAACAGCCCCCAACTGTCTAACAGCGTATTAAGCTTGCGCTTCGCCCCACCTAATAATAATATTTGCATCAATAGCTGATCCAGAAACTTTATAAACATTAATAGCAAGTACATCAGGTCCATTTGGATATGTTCCTCTGCCACCTAATGGTGTATTAGTAAGCTCTTTAAGATCGTTAAGATCTAGTGTTGAACGCTCACCCGGTACAGCAATGAATGAGAAGATAGTCTCACCTGGTTGTGCAAACGGTGGTTGTACAAATTCAAGTGCTAGTGTACCTGAGTTAGCTTGTAATGTACCAGTGAATGCATTGTTAAACGTTACTTCGTAATAGGCAGTGCCGGCGTAGGACAGTAATGTAACAGAGTTAATTTGAGTGTTTGCTGGAACTGTTATGCCATTGTTGCCGCCGGTAACAGTAGTACCAATTTTTCCAGCTGATGCGTCAAACGATGCTACAGTAAAGTATCCGTAGTTTCTGTTTGTGCCTTCAACATTAAAGGATATAGTATATGCATCTACCGTGCCACTTGACACGCCGTTTGCCCGTTTGCTTAGTCTAAAATACCCGTAGTTACCACTGTTGTCTATATAACCGCCGTCGATAGTAGTGTTGCTTGGAATGCCTGAGCCAGTAATTGGTTTACCTAATACTAAGCCGATATCACGTTCTCCAAATACAGCCTCAAAATCATTAGCACTTACGTTAATGTAGTTAGTATTATTACCCCAGTTGCTACTTCCACTGTTTATTGCGCCTGTTATATTTGGTACTGAAGTTATATTAGCTGTTGTTGCTGCTGCACCTGTACTCCACGTAACACCACCACCGGAAGCAATTTGTGCAAAGCTAGGTTGTCCACCTTGAGCAACTCCGCTTAGACCTGACCAACCAACGTCATTTGGGTTAGTTGGATAGTTTTGAGGATTAAGCACTCCTTCAATAACAATGCCGCCAGCGCCTGATTCAGATGTAACTTCTAATCCTGTTAACAATAACTGTGCTCTGTTTAATAGTTCTCTTGTTCCTAAATCTCCAATAAGTGCGTTTGATACACTAGGAGCCAATCTAATCATAAATGCTGTTTGTTTAGTTGTAGTAACTTCAACAGCAGTTTCTGCGTATGAGAAAATGTAACCACGATCTGAGTCAAAGCCGCCGTCTGTAATAAACGCACTACCCCAGTGACTAATTAACGGAGTAATTGTTTGTGATATTAATATTACTCCTGTTCTATCAGTGTGTGTAGCAGCTACGGCTGCTGTATAACTTCTAGTTGCGCCAGCTTGGAAGTTTGTAAATGTTGCACCTCTAGTTAGTCCTGTTAGTGTGTTGTCTGTTCTTCCAGTAAACGTCATAATTTCGTTATCAACATAAATGGTGCCAGCATTTGGAAAGAAACTTCCATCAAACAATTCAAGAGTAGTTTGACTATTAGTCATACCTGCTGCCAACTTCCCGCTCGGGCCTTCGTTAGTAACTTCATATCGCACTGGCAAGTTACCTGAACGCATAAATGCTTCTGTGTTTACGTTTGAGTTACGCATTCTGTGGGCAAATACAAAATTACCGTTTGCGCCACGTAGCATATAATCAATAAATCCAGCACCATACCAACTGTACTGAATACCAATCATTTGCATTTTAGCAATATCAATATTATATCCACTCGGGCCTGTGCCGTCTAGTCTATCTAAATTAAAGTCTCTTTGCTTTACTTTTTTATCAGATACTAAGTTAATCTTTGCACCTGTAATGTTTACTACACCGCGCCAGTCCGGAGTAACTGTCATGCCAGTTTGACTATTAACATGCGATACAACATGTGTCATACCTTTAATAACAACTCTATCGCCAGCTTTTAGTTGATCTTGGAAACGTGTGTTTGTTCCTACAATTAAGTTATTATCAACTTGTAACGCAATTGTTCCTGCAAGCTGTCTTGTACCAGTACGCTGGTTAACGCTGACGTTAGTGCCATCGAATTCCCAGAAGATACCGTTTTGATCATCAAAGATGCCTGAACGTACAGTAGCACCGTGCCAAGCTACAACACTCATTTGTGAGCCAAATCCTAGTACAGCAGTTGTTGCTCCTAGTCTACGTACTGCGCGAACTTTAAATGTGCGCTCGTCTACTACTTCCTCTACAGTATAATCAAACTTTGGAGGAACAGCAGTTTGTTCGCCACTATTAAATCCTGGAGTTTCTACACCTATAAGTCTAATCACGCCACCTGGTTGTACGCCATGATCGTTGTCATCTGTTACAATAGTAATTAACGAGTTAACTTCTATGCCGTCTGCTGTAATACTGCGTATATCGTAACTTGGAGCAAACAATGCACCAGTTGTATACATAATACCTTTACCAGACTGATATCTAATATATTTTTTACTTTGACGTATTGCTTGTGCGCCGTGTTGTGGTCCGCCCGTTCCTAACATAACGCCGCCATCAAATGGTCTGTGTACAAAGAAGCTATCTGGTCTTGGATACACTTCGCCTTGTATTACGTTGCTAGAAACATCAATTGCTCCAACTGCTCTTGCTTGGAATCTTAAACTATTTACTGTAGGTATATTTGTAGCAATGTACGATCCTGCTGTTAAGTTATGATTGTTGCCGCCAGCATCTGATGTAATAGTAGTAATAAATGAAGCGCCAGGTACTAATCCGTGTGCATTATCAAACGTAGCATCAATAATTGCAATAGCACTAAACGTAATACTTTGATTAATTGATATAGGTGCTGTTGTAGCTGCTGTCATAGTTATTGTTGATATTAAATCAAGGTTGGTGCCATAATTAGCTATTGCTGCATTGGGGGTTGTTCCACCAATAGCGCCGGTGCCGGCATTAATATTTGATACAGTTAATACTATATCATTTGCAGGTGATGCGCCATCAAATGCTGTTCCTGGAAGAATAATTCTGTCGCCGAGTGCGTAGCCTGTGCCTAGAGCACTAGGTGCAACTGAATCATAAGATGTAAAGTTTTTGTTAATTTCAAATGTCGCGCCTGCACCTAAGATTGGCATGTTACTCGGAGATACTGCTGTGTATGGGCCGCCGGCCGTGGCTGATGTGCCTGAGCTTGAAATGCCAGTAATTACACCAGTTGCTACAGCATCAATAGCAGTAACATTAATAGTAAGGTTGTTTGCAGGACTTGTACCCGACAGCACTACGCCGCTGACTGTTAATACTTGTCCAGATCCATAGAAAGTACCGCCTGCATTTATAGATGTTGTGTAGCCGGCGCCCGCAATTGCAACATCAAAAGTTGCACCTACACCAACTTTGTTTGCTGATGCTACGGCGTATTTGCTACCAGTTGTTGTAGCAGAACCAGTTGCTGTAATAGCAGTAATATCTCCTGTTCCTCCAACATTATCAATTGTAATCGTTAAATCATTTGCTGGAGTTGCGCCACCTAGTGAAGTACCTAGTATTACAAATGTCTCAGTAGGCTGATAATCACCGCCTACTTGGGTAATTGATACAGCATAGGTACCGTTTGAAGCAGCAATGCCAAACACTGCTGATGTACCAGATGATCCAGCATATGTTCCAAGTCCTATTATTGATGTTGAAAAGCTAAGATTTACAAAAGGCGGAGTACCAGTAGCTGTTGATCCAGTTATTGCTCCACTTCCATCAACAGTATCAACAACAATATATAAATCATTAGCTGGCGATGTGCCTCCTATATCAGAACCTAGTATTTCAACCAAGTCAGCTACTACAAAACTTGCTGACGCATCAGTTGTGTCTAAACCAACACCAGTAATCGATATTGATGCAATAGCATCAGATGCACCAACAGTGTCAATTGTTATTGTTGCATTATTTCCTGGTGTTACACCACCTAAGTTTCCACCTAGTATTGTAAATGTTTCATTCACTACAAAGTCTTGACCTGCTGTTGTAATAGTTGCAGTATATGTAGTTCCTGTTTTAGTTACAGCAAATTTTGCTCCGAAGCCAACGCTACCGGCATATGACATTGTCGGTGATGCAAATACAACTGTTCCAGATGATTGGGTAACTGAAGTATATGCTCCTGCTGTGTACGCTAAGTCCCAAAGTGCTCCAGTACCTGCGGGTGTATATGATCCTGCTACGCCAGTTAATGATAATGAGCCGTCCCAATGTACACCTACGTGTGTTACAGTAAGTATTCCGCCATTAGCTGCAACAGAGGCTACAGTTATAACTATATCGTTAGTGCCTGACACGCCGCCTAACGTTATGCCGTCTAGTTTAAGTCTATCACCTATTTTATAAAGCGTGCCTGCTGCATTTACTGCAACAGTGTATGTGCGTCCTGCGTTCCCGTCGAGCGCAATATTAAATGTTGCATTGATACCGTTGTTAGTATCGTTTGTCCCGCCGATGCCCGGATATGTCTTTTTGTTTGGTACTATAGCTGCTGTAAATGCATCTGTAACATCAATATAAGTTGCTGTTACGTTATTAATATAAGTTGCAGTGCCATCGCCTTTGTCTAGGGCTAAGTTAGGGACTATACCAGTAGTGTCTTCAAGATACACTCGAGTTCCTGCAATAGCAGTGTTATCAGTTACTATTGGAGTTAAGTAGGTGCCGCCGCCTGCACTAGTATCAATAATACTAGTTACCTGCGAGCCTGTTGGTATAGCTGCGTTAGTAAGTGGAGAACCAATTTCTGGGGCGCCCCCATCAAATGGTATAATTGTTTCGCCAGTTGCTATTCCTAATTGAGTAGTTATTGTTCCTGAGCTACCATTACTTACAACTGTAAATACTGGACTACCAATTGTTGCTCCTGTGTAAAAACCAGCTTGTCTTAACTGTGTATATGTTGTAGATAATGTTGTTGGATTAACTGTACCAACTTTAGATTTTGCATAAAAAGTAAAAGTACTAGTTGTTGGGATTTCTACAATAACAAAGCTACCCTCGGCTCTTGCTGCACCATTAACACTATCTTCAAGTGCTTTAATAGTAATAGGAGTGCCTGCTGTAAAGCCATGTGGCCCTACTGTTGTAACAGTAATTAATGATTGACCAATGCCGTCGGTGCCTGCTGATGCGTCAGTTACTACGCTAACTACTTGAGTGTCAGTGCCTGGTACTTCGTATACACTTGGATATCCTCTAAGTGTTGCTATAGCTGCCCACTTAGTAGGCTGCAAGCCGTACTCAAAGTCAGCATCAAGCATTGATAATGGATTTGCTGCACGTGGACGTTCAATGGCATCTGTACCAAAGTCGTATGGTCTAGTAGTTACAACACTCTTTCCGTTTTCAATTTGTTCTACAAAAAGTTGTATGTCATCTGTACTGCTATGTGCGCTAGTATTATAATTTAATTTAATAGTAGTTATGCCGTCAGTAATTTGTAAAAATTTAGCAAAGTCTGGATCTTCAGTAACACTGTTAGTATTAATGGTTACTACGCCACCAGTAGTAATACTAGTAAAGTTATATATTACTTCACTTTTAGTACTGTTAGTAATCAGCAGTATTTCGTCAATACTGTACTTGCCTTGGAACTTAACCGAACCAACACCTTCATCTACAAGCTTAGGCAGTGATAGTAAACCGTTTTGTATAGTGTCTACTGTGTTGAACGCTAGTGTGTTAATTTTTGCTGCTGGTCCAGATGTTACTGAATTTGTTACAGCACTTGAAAATGTATGTAATGATGTATCTGAACTAATGCCTACACTAGCAGTTACAGTAGTACTAGTTACCGATGTAATAGTAATTGGTGCGTAATAATACGGGTCTTTGCCTTTGGTGTTTGGGACACCTGATGCTCTTGGATACGGATGTAGCGTTGCGTTGCCATCAAGAGCACAAGTAAATGTTATGCCTGCAGGAGCAATATGTATTTCGTCTCCTACTTGAAGCGTATGACTGCCAATTGTTATTGTCATTTTTCCAGTAGTAGGAATGTATGTTGCATCAGTTGGTGTAAATTGTGCTGTTGCTTCAGTTGCAGTGCCTGATGTTGTTTGTACTACTTCAGTTTGCAGAGAAGTATAAGATACTTGTGCTAGAATATTATTTTGGATTAATTGTCCAATCCAATAGTGTGCAACTAATTCAGGACCTCGAGATCCGTCGACTTGTGCAACAGTTTGATCCCAGTAATACTTAATATTATTATAAGTTTTCTCGTTGCCGCCATAACGCAAATCATTTAAGTACGAGTCAAGTATATAGCCGACATCTCTTTCGCATTTTAGTACACTAGTATTTGTATAATTATAAAACGTATCCTGTGTAGCATTTGTTACAGAACTTATCCAAATGTGGGTAGCAGTGTCAGTTGATACTCCAGCATCAACTGTAATATTTACATTTGCTGTAACTCCTGTAACTATTAATGCCTTACCGAGGAACGGAACAGCTCCAGCAGAGCTGTTAGTAAATGTTATTCCGCCTGCTGCAATAATAATTGCATCACCGATATTTAAATTGTGTGTGCCAATTGTTAATAATAATACTCCAGTAGTAGGAGTGTATACTGCTGCTGTGGGGGTATACTGTAATGCTGTTGCAACCCTGTTAGCTATAAATGCACTCATTTCTTTCTGTATGAAAGATTTATTAGAGCTTATTAATCCGTAAGCATTTGGAAAACGACTATCGTTTGCCCCGATACCAGGTTTAAATACATAATTTTTTATTTGCGTCTTTGCCATGTTTTATAATCCAAATGCTATTGATAGTGATAGTGCGGTACTATCTACATATTGTTTGTTAGTTACAGCACTAGCAGTTGCAGGCAATGCTGCAATCGTAGCTGCTGTAAATATTGCTGTGTTAGGAGTTGTTGCTCCGATTACTGTGTTATTTATAGTAGTGTTGACTACTGGTAGGGTCGAACCGGTAAGTCCAATAGTGCCTATTGAATTGCCGTCTATCCTCACAAAAATTTTATTTGCTGCTGTAATATCTAAGTCAGTAGGAGAGCCAATACTTGTAATACCAAGACCGTCAATATTTAATGATCCGCCGACATATAAGTCACCAGCAATGCCAACGCCGCCAGCAACTGTAACTGCGCCAGTTAATGAACTACTTGCAGACGTTGTGTTAGTAACTGCTATACTACCATATAATCCAACTGGATCTAATACTGTTATAGTTCCATATATAGTGCCAGTAGCGTTACCGTAATATAATTGATCCGGCGCATCCGAGGCCATATTAAACGTAAGCCTACCAGATGATTTTCCTTGGGCAGCTGACCCAGTTGATGAATCACTGTGGCGCAACCCTTCGTTATATAAAGTTAGTGTTCCTACAACACTACTAAAAATACTAAACGTAAGTGTACTTAATGTTAGATCAATTGATTTAGATGTATTTCTATACATTGTTAGTGCAGGATTGTCAGTGCCGTTACCAGCTACAGTTCTAAAGTCTCCATCTACTTCAGTAAACGTAAAGTCAGCAATAGCGCCAGCTTCTGCTCCTTCGAGTATAAGTGATTTAGCAGTGATATTTCCTGATGAGTCTACAGCAAAGCTAGGGCTTTCAAACCCGCTTTTAGATTTTAAGGGTGCATTTACAATCGTCGACATATATTACATTACTCCATCCACTTGTATTTATCACTTAAAATATTTAACGAGTAAGCGTATTTTGGCAATGAAAGTACTGTGCAGTGTAAATAACCTTTACGCCATCGTTTCCAGTTATAGGTGTGTTTGCTTGTCCGCCCATGCCATTGTGATAAACACAATAATAGTGTAAGGTAGGTGTATTTGCAGCAACAACTATCTCAGTATATGCTCCTGCGGTTCCTGCGGTTCCGACTACAGTAACACCTGTAGTGTACTCAGTACCACTCTCATGAATGCCGTGTGGGGTTACTGAAAATCTTAGTGGGTGGTTACTGTTACTAGAATCTGATTGATCAAATTTATATGTGCTACCTTCTACTAGATTAAGAGTATCTTGCCGTAGTCCGTCTATAAAGTATTTATTACCCTGCGAAGTACTAACTACCGTAACAACATATGTTGGGGTTACAACCGGTGTTACAGCAGGACTTACTACAACTTCAACGTAGCTTTTGTTTACAGTAGCAGATACAGCAATCAACTCACGCACTGTATGATTTCTGGCATATACTACTATACTAGCAACATCGTCTGTTGCTGTTACTAATACTTTAATTATTTCTTTGTGTGTTGTATCAAGGTCTGATGATATAGTATATTCAACTGACGACATTTCTCCAACATAAAATCGATCTAATAATGTATCAGTATATACTTGTTTCCAGGGGCCATTATGACTTGTGCCTGAATTGTTTTTAAATAATACTGTATTTTTTAACCCGTCGGTTAAATACTTTGTAAGTCGTTGCATAGTAAACCCCTATCTTTGTAATATTTATCAATTAAGAAGCTTACCTTTCAATATCCAATTTGCACTAACACGCCTAGGTACTGTGCTAGTTATAGGACAATGGTCAATTCGACAATCAAAAAATAAAGCTGAATTTTCTTTATGTTTATATGTTGCATCTTTAAATTGTGTTCCGCCGTCAGCATCATTAACATAATATAATAAACTATAATATCCTTCATCATACATATCTTGGTGCCACCCGGTGTTTTGCCCAGCTGTATAAAAGTTAACCATGCATCTATGAAGATACTCTAATTGAAATATATCTTTGTTTGCATCTAACCAATAGTCAAGTGCATATATTAGCGTATCAGTTCCATGCCAATTGTTTGTATTATTTGTTATGTTAAACGGTTGTGTGAAAAATGCTCCAGCGCCATCTTTCCCTCCAGAGCTAGGATAATTCCAGTTGACCATAGGATCTAGAAGTTGATTATTAACTTTTTTATGTAGCCACTCCGGCAAAAAATTATCAAACTGTTTCATTAGTTATTTACAGTCAATAATTTATTATACTCAGGCAAATACAAATACTCTATCTTACTATATGCTAATGTGTGTAGTGCATCAGTTAGTGTTTCAACTAAAGGCTCGCCGCCTAAGTTAAAGCTAGTATTAAAGATAATTGGACATCCTGTCTTTTCTTTAAACGCTTTAATAATATTATAGTAATGCGGATTCTGTTCATGTGTAACTGTTTGTATGCGGCAAGTTCCGTCAACATGAATAATAGCAGGGATCTTTTCAGCAATACCTGGTTGACAATTAACAGCATACATCATATGCGGACTGTCTTCCATACCACGTAAATCAAACCATTCATGCGCATCTTCAGCTAGTATACTTCCTGCAAACGGTCTAAAGTATTCTCTACGTTTAATTTCGTTAACAAAGTCTTTTCCATCTTCAAATGTAGGATCAAACATTAAGCTCCTATTACCTAATGCACGTGGGCCTGCTTCAGAACGACCTTGGAAACATGCAACAATATGTTTGTTGGTCATTAAGTCAATTACACGTTGGTTGTCTGCGTCTTCAATAGTTGCGTTATACTTGTTAGCTGCTTCAGTAATTTCATTGCTGGAATAACTACGTGGAGGACCCATATAAATGTCACGTCCGTTATTCTTTCTAATATCTTCGGTTAGCATGTAATGGCCAAGTAGTGCAGCGCCGATAGATGTACCGCCATCATTTGAAATAGGTTCAACAAATAGTTCAATACCTTTGTCACGCAAGCGATCTAATAAAAAGTAATTAGCTACACAGTTAAGGGCATAACCGCCTGAAAATACTACTTGTGTTTTGCCCGACATTTTAACCGCTTTAAGTATAAGCTTATACACTTGTTCCTGTGTTTCTTGTTGTGCAGCATATGCAAGATCTCTTCTATTTTGAAGTAAAGAAAGATCGCCTTGTTGATCATGGTTAGTATCTAACTCAGGGTATGCTTGGGCGTTAACTAATGCTCCTCTAGGATAGAACGAAACAAACATATTTCTATCTGATAGCATAACGCCGTCTCCGTGCTCTACAAAAAATGGAGGTATATTTTTATTAGGCTCACCATAAGGAAATAATCCCATAGTTTTGCCTGCTTCAATTTCTTGAAAGCCTGCATATTTTGTTGCTGCTTCGTATGTTTTAGTAATGCCTGCGGAACCAGAATGAACAGCAGTATGAGTTCCTTCTTCTCCTAAGTATTCGGAGGATGCATTATGATCAATATTTGTTAATATAGTGTCTTTACATGCACTGTGCTTATATAATGTTTTAAATGTCGAAGGGTAACTACAATCTATAATTGATTCTACTTCCCACATACTCATTTCCCACATTGAATCAGGACGGTGTTTTGGTTCATAATTGTAATTTACATCTTGTACTGATCCGCATCCGTCAATGACTAAAGAAACTGCATTGTCAAATCCTGAACGATAAAACGAACATGCTGCATGCAGTTTGTGATGCTGATGACTAAGATCAATTACTTGAGGATGATTTTGTGGTTCTATACGTTGATCAATTAATCCTAGCTTACGGGCCATTCCGGTGTATATGTTATCACCTGTAAATTCAATTTTTCCAGCTGCTTCTATAGACGTAGTATGTGCCATAAACATGTAATCTACTTTGTCAGTATATTCTAATACCTTTGTCATTGCAGCGAACGGGGAGCCATCGTACTTATTTCTGCTGAGACGTTCTTCTTCAATTGAAAATACTATTTCGCCGTTTTTTACAAGACATACTCCTGCATTGTGTCCTCGAGAAATGCCTAAAATCCAAAAATCTGGTTTACTCATGTACGTTGTCCTTAATTATCAGTTGTTTATTATTGCGCTTGCAATTTTCTTTATTTGGTTTTCGGTTAGTGCCATTGCTTGTTCATTTTGCCTGTTAGCATGTTCGTCTGAAGTAATACGTATAGGATTATACACCCGTTTGCTTTTATTAAAATCAAAAACTTTAAAATTCTTGTTTTCTGGATACGAAACATTTTCAGGATATGTTGAACCTAATACTACATACGAAGGTTTATCTATTGCATGTGTAACATGTTGACCTACAGAATCACAACCAATAAATGCATCTGCTGCGTCTAGTAAGCCAAACCATTTTCGTAGATCTATATTTTCTACAAAGAATACTTCTTCTTTGACTCCTAACTTTTGAAAGTCTAAGTTAAATTCGTTCATTAGTAATATGCAATATCTATGTTCAATTAAGCGTATTAGTCGTGCAGCATCAGCTATTGTAAACGATCTTCCTGAGTTGTCAATAGGTCCAGTAGGTGTCTCTATAGCACCTAGTGTGATGCCTTTTCCAAATGGTTGAAAAATTATCAAAGGTTTGTTATTACGCTTACTTTTCATATCTGTAATAATACTAGTTGCAGTAACCTTTTCTTCATTACTTAAATGTATTGCTAAATTTGATAATTCTTTATCTAATGATCCATTAATAATTATATCAAACGCTTGAGAAATAGAACAGTGTTGATTATAATATTCCCATACACCGTACGGCTCAGGTACTATTAAATTTCGTTGTTGTATTTTATCTTTAAATAAATGCGCATGACCAACTGGATATGATCTAGCATGTAATTCTGGGTGCCCAGAAAATGCTTCGTATGCAAATTCTGAAAATATTATAAAATCATCTTGCGGATTATTTCTATGATATTTTTCTAATGCAGGAATAGCACAAATAACTCTGCCTATACCTCCATTTATATAAAATGCTGTATTTCTTTGATTAACTATTTCTTGTTTCATAAATGTAACTCGTTTAAATTTTCATTTTTTCCAAATAGGCCTTTAACAAATACATTAAAGGCTAAGCTTATTCTTGTTTTATCTGATTTATTAGGTGCTACTTCGTGCAGTAGTGTAGAAGGAAAATATATAATACCATTAGTACCAACAGGAATAGTCCAATTACGTGAGTTAGCTAAGTTGTACTCTAAAACATCTATTGCTATTGTTTCATTAGCAGTAATGTTTGTATTACTATTTGATGAAAACGTTATACTATCGGTTTCGTCAGTTTCTATATAATATACTCCGCTAATTATCGAATTAGAATGATTGTGCTTATGGTGTGCAGTTCCAGGTGGATTAATATTCAACCACGACTGTGTTAGATAAAAACTATGTTTTTTATCAATACACATTACTTCATTTATATACACATCTAAGCCATCAAGTATTCTTCTTTTTATTTCACTATAATGATCTAATTCTAAAATATTATGATTAGCTGAAGAAAAGTTTTGGGCTGTATTTAACGTCATTTCCGTTTGCTCGTTAGTTGTGTCATGTACGTTAGTATCACTATAGTGCGTATCATATAAAAATACAGGAGTGCCAAACAATAACATAGTATTCGATTGTGCCTTTGTTGGGTTGTATTCTATCATTGTTTCTTTTTCCCTCGTAATATCCAGTTTACACTAAGTCTTCTTGGAGTTGTATTACGTATTGCTGAATGCCATTCTGTACACTTAAATAACAAAAATCTGTTTTCTTTGTGTTTAACAGAAGGATGGTCTTTAAACTCAGTGCCGCCGTCGCTGGCATTTACATAATACAATAATGAATACCAATCGTTATCTTTATCTTCGGGTATATCTTGGTGCCATCCTGTATTTTGACTAGCTGTATAAAAGTTTATTAAACATCGATCAACATAGTTAAGTTCAAATAAGTTTCTATTATCATAAAGCCAACAATCTAACGCATACACTAGCGATCCGCACTGTGAAAAGTCTTGCTTTACGTCATGTTGATATGGTATATGAGCCAACGATGCTTTATTAAGATCAGTATCATTACTGCCATATCCTGGAAAATGCCAATTTACAGTTGGTAATTCAAGCTCTTGACAACAGCGTTCATGCAGCCATACTGGCAATGTATCATCACTTATTAAGATCTGCGTCACCTTCGACTCCAGTTCCGTTAATACCATCAATTCTAATATTACCCGATACACTTATTCTATAGTCATCTGAAGTGTAAAACGGATACACGCAGTGATGTAATGTTGAAGGAAACATTAGTATAGTTCCTTCCCAAGACTTATCTACAGGCAATGGTGTAGGACGCAAGCTGCCTAAGGCATCAGTATGAAAAAAGGTAAATTTTGATGTAGACGCTCCATCAGGTCCATCAGGGTCAAAACCTTGCCCTGATACTGGAGGGAAATAAGCTTCTTCTTCTTTTAAATCATACGGAATATTAATCCATATAACAAAGCTCAATGCACCTGAATGATGATGTACTGGATTAAACTCATACTTTTTTTGTTTATTAACCCACATACTACTAAGATATAGTCTATATCTGTCGCTCTTTGCAGCTTCTTCAAAGGTACCAATATGTCCTGGAGTTCCTTCATCCCATTCTTTTGCCATAGCTTCTATAAACGGAGCCATGTTAGGCACAATATGATTTAATGAATATTCTTCTTTCATATGTCCTAATAGATTTTTATTGTATTTCTCACCATTTTCTTCTGTTATCTCACTAATGGCGTTTGATAATCCTTCAAAAAGTTCAAATGGTAACTTTGATTGCATTACTCCTGGAGTAACGAGAAAGTTCATTGACATTTTGGATACTTCGTTTTCTGACATTTAATGTTCCTTGTTATTGTATATATGCTTCGATAACCAGTCGTAAGCACTAAGCTGGGTTTTTACAGCAGCTTTCCATTGTTTTATTTTGTTGCGTCTATCATACAAAAACTTGTCACATAGATCACGCATACTTATTTGTAAGCCTAATTCTTGCTTTGAAATATCTATCTCATTATATACGTTGTAGTTCATGCCATTAGCTATACAAACAATGCCTGCTCTTCCAGAATGTTTAAGTGTGGCTGTTTTCCTCATGTATAAGTCATTAAATCCGCTTGAACTGTTTTCTAAGTTTGGATCATAAACTCTTGCTCTATTTTTATTCCAGTAATCAGAATCGCTTCTTATAGTTAATGTATAATGCAATGCAACAAATTGGGCAAAATTATGATAAAACTTTCTTGTATGTGCATTATATACATCTCGATCAAATTGGTTAATTACAGGACGATCTGCATGTCGGCAAAATTCTAAAATAAATTCATGCACACTTAACAAGCCGTTACTTTCTAAAGGTTCAATAAATGCAGCAGCTAATCCAATACCTAAAACATTCTTTACCCATGTACGCTCGTATATACCTGTTTTAAAGTTAATATTTCTAAAATTAAGATCGTCAGTAACCCTATTGGGGTTATGTAATGTCATTTTATCTGAATTAAGATGATCTTTAAATTCTTGTAGAGCGTCTTCGTCTGATATAAACTCAT